AACACGCTAAAAATATACTAGATGAAGAAACCCAAATACAAGAATTTTGATTATAGCATGTTTGCTTGCACAGTTGGTGCTACAGGCATAGTTATTTTAATATTAATAATGTTAATTTTATATTAGTTATGAGAACATATATATTAGAACTTGATAGTGGTTATGCTATCGGTGTTGAGTATGAGAGAATAGAACCTGAACTAGATTATCATAATGGTACAGGCACTCATGGAGGAATAAGAGTTCACGGTGCGTATGTTAGTTTACCCGATGAGAAAGGTAACAACGTAAAAGTGAATATTCTACACTTTCTTATAAGCGAGGGGCTTGCAGATGAGAGAAGTATAGAAGAAGAAATAGAGGAGAATGTCTATGGTTAATGATAAGTCTGTTTCATCCTATCAAAAATTGTTTGACGATGGAACAATTAGTAAAAGACAAGCACAAGTTCTTAAGGTATTACACCTGGATCTTGGGCAAGCTACTAATAGAATGATTGCCAAAAAATTAGATTGGGACATTAATAGAGTTACGGGCCGTATATCAGAGCTTAGAGATAAGGGTTTGGTTACACATGCTGGTGACTATTACGACGCACAAACAGAACGTACAGTTAATTTATGGAAAGTTGTATAATGTCAGATTTAATAAAGACAAAAGATGAAGAACAAAGAAAAGCACTTAATGCTTGGGCAAAGAACAAGTTCGTTGGTAGTATCATTGCTGGTACTGGTTTCGGTAAGTCTCGTTGTGGTGTCATTGCTGTTGGTAAAACTCTTGATAACATTGAAGATAGTAGAGCTGTTGTAATAGTTCCTACAACTCAGCTGCAAGAACAATTCAAACAGGAATTTATTAAGTGGGATTATGAGCATGTGTTAGAACATGTTGATATTCTTTGTTATCAGTCAGCATATAAAATAGAAGATGAGCACTATACTATAGTAGTATGTGATGAGGTGCACCTTGGTCTATCCCCTGAGTATCGTAAGTTCTTTGAGAACAATACTTTTGATAGACTACTATGTATGACTGCTACTCCACCGGAAGATATAGAGTATAAAGAGATACTCTTTGAGATGTCTCCACTGGTGTATAAGATCTCTCTTGACAAGTGTGTTGAGCTAGGTCTAGTATCTCCTTATGAGATATACTGTATGCCTGTAGAACTAACAGATACTGAACAAGCAGACTATAAAAAAGCAAATAACTTATTTGTTTATTATAAGTATAAGCTAGGACAGTTTGATGCGTTCGATCAGGCTAGGTATATCATGGGACCAGGAAAGCATGCAGCATCTAATGAAGATAAAGCTGCAGCTGCTCAGTTTTACAGAGCTATACGTAATCGTAAAGCCGTGGTAGATCATGCAGATAACAAAATTGCAGAGTTGCAAAAAATTGTTATTAGGAATGTAGGAGAGAAGTTACTTGTATTTGGTGGTAGCAATGAGTTTACTAATAAACTTGCAGAAGCTACAGAACCATTCTCAGCTACATATCATAGTGGTATACGCAAAAAAGCTAAAGATAAAGCACTAGTTGATTTTAGGTCAGGTGATAAACCTGTTTTATGTTCTACTAAAGCGCTTAACCAAGGCTTTGATGTGGCTGATGCTACTATGGCTGTTATTTGTGGGCTAACCAGCAAAGCTTTAACTATGATTCAAAGAGTTGGTCGTATCATTCGTTACCAAGAAGGTAAAGTTGGTAAGATATTTATACTCTATGTGAAGGATAGTCAAGAAGAGAAGTGGTTAAAGAGTAGTGTTAAATCCTTAAATAATGTAATATGGAAGTAAAAGATATTGTCATTACGCGTGGTATGTCAATTGAAATGATGTTGCTAGCTATAAAACTTATAAACGAAAAGTATAAGGTAGAGTCATATTATGACTATCCTAGACTTATACTAAAAGAGTTTAAGTGTAAAGTTAGTTTAACTGAAGTAATGAAAGCCTTTGATGCGTCATGGGCTATGGATGATTTTATATTAAATAGAAAACAATGCGGACATGGATATTAATCTTAAACTTATTAGTTCTCAAGATTTATCACCCGATGAGTATGTTTATTTATATATAGTCTACAGAGAAGCTTATGCTATACTAGATGATGTTAAACTGAGTGATGTAAGGCAGAACCTTATAGATACCGGTTGGATTATAGAAGGAGAGCTTGACCTTGTTAGTGCAAAGTTTGAAAAGTTATTCGTTAGTAACATTGATGAGATGTTTGCTGAACTTATCTCTTTGTATCCTAACAGGGTTAAAACTTCCTCAGGTAACATTAGAGTTCTTTGTGCAAAAGATCCAGAAGCTGCTAGTAATGCTAAAGCTAAGAGACGATATGAAAGAGTTGTAAAAAGCAAGCCCCATCTACATACTAAAGTTATGCAAGGCTTGCGCAACCAACTAAAAGTTACTGAGATGCAGTATATGCAGAATATAGAAACGTGGTTAAATAATTATACTTGGGAAAAGTATGAAAATATAGATGAATCAGATGGAGAATCAAAACGGAACACCAGAAAGCTTTGATGTATTTAAGACAAGAGGTTTTCAGAAGATAGATAAAGCAGTCAATCAATCTATCGCTGTAGTTAAACAAGCTAAGTTGGGACAAAGAAATGTCCTGAAGACTGCGTGGCCTAGACTGAACAAGAATCTTCTTGGCGGTCTACAACAAGGTAAGATGTATGTTATTGCAGGTCGTCCTGGTGTTGGTAAATCAGCATTCAGTAATCAACTTGTATTTGATGTACTAGATAATAATTCTCATAGAGATATTATCGTATTGTATTGGACCTTTGAGATGCCCGGTTACCAACAGGTAATGCGTACTGCATCCAAAGATGTGAAGAAACAGATGGGTGAGCTGCTCTCTGTAGAATCTCCACTGTCTGATATAGATTTTAAAACATATGCTAGCAAGGTTAGAAAGTTTTCTGACTATAGTATATACTTCAACAATGTCCCAAGGACTATGGAGTTTATACAAAATGCTAATGAAGATGTCTTTAATAATAGTCCTGGAGCTACTATCATTAACTTGATGGATCACTCTCGATTGATTCGTGGCAGTGAAGACAGTGAGTTGCAAAAACTAAACACAGTATCCAAGGGGTGCATGTGGATGCAATCACGTATGGGTACTATTAATATATTATTATCACAGCTCAATCGTAACATTGAACAAGAGCATCGTGCTAAGGCACAGTATCAACCTATGCTATCAGATTTATTTGGTGGTGACAGTATTGGTCAAGATGCGCATGTTGTTATGATGTTGCAGCGTCCTCATGATTTGTATGGTATTACAGGGGACTATTGCGATGAAGATCCTGTTGGTCTTCTTGCTTGTCATGTTGAGAAGAACCGTGATGGTTTACTAGGCATGATACCATACGAAGCAGAACTAAGTACATTCACAATAAAAGAGAGAAGATGATTACATTACCTAAAAAAGTGGTCAAGGCGTCCCGTAAATCGCCTAAGAATATGGTAATCTATGGTCCACCTAAGATAGGCAAGACTACAGCATTATCACAGTTGAAAGATTGTTTGATTATCGACTTGGAAGATGGTTCAGACATGGTTGATGCACTTAAGGTGCAAGTTGAAAGCCTTGCAGAACTAGCTGAAGTTGGTAAAGCTATTATGAAAGACAATAAACCGTATAAGTATATTGCTATTGATACTATCACTAAGCTCGAAGAGTGGTGTGAGCAAGATGCAAAGAAGATTTATATGGCTACCCCTATGGGTAAGAACTTTGAGCAGAAGAACCCCGGTGCTTCAGTGCTATCATTGCCTAACGGTGCAGGCTATTTATATTTACGTATAGCCTACAAAAAATGGATAGATAGATTGAACAAGCTAGCAGATCACATTATACTAGTTGGTCACCTCAAAGATAAGATGCTTGAAAAGAAAGGTAAAGAGGTTGCCTCTAAAGACCTTGACTTGACAGGTAAGATTAAGTCTATTACGTGTGCAAATGCTGATGCTATTGGCTACATATACAGAGAAGATGATAAGACTATGATTTCTTTTAATTCTTTGGATGATGTAACTGCAGGCTCACGTTGCGATCACTTAAAGGGCCAGACCATGCCTTTAGAATGGTCAAATATATTTATTGATTAACCGCTTAAATTAAAAAAATCATGATTGAAGCAAGAACAAATCCTGGCGAGGTTACGCAGACAAACACAACACCATCAACTATTACTGTAACTATGATCTTGGAGGACCTTGATAACGGTATTGACCGCCCAGGTATACAAGAGAAGTATGGTTTACAAAAGTGGGAGGTAACACAAATGTTTCAGCACCCTTCATTGAAGGGCAAGAAAGCAAAGAAGGTACGTAAACTTTCTTTCAACTTTGTAGATGATACCGCTCCAGATCCTAACCAGACTAGTATTGATGTACACACAGAAGCATCTATGATTGTAGAAGCTACACCTGAGTTACAAGATCCTTTTGGTGAAGACGTTGATGAAGATGAATTTTAATTATTAATTATTTTAAACTATGGCTATTAAAAGCAATGCAAGCGACCTAGAAGTCGCAGGTGGAGGAGTAAAACTATACTCCGGTCTATCAAACTTTAATGTAATCGCAGTAAATCCTACAATGCAAGAACTACATGATCTTGGTATTATGGTTAAGTCTGAGCCTAACTATTTTGTTGAGTTCAGTGGTGATGAATATTTCAAACTTACGTTCTGGATTAAGAATGCAGAGCTGACTACTCGTTTTGAGATATTGATGAATGGCAAAGAGAGAATATCTCAGTCAGGTAAGCATCAGTATATAAATGCAGTTGGTCAGACTACTTGGTCTGAAGGTAATCCAGACTATGACTGGTTCAAGACTGAGGGGTTACGTAAAGCTCTTACAGGTGAAGAAACATTGATCAACTTTACTAAAGCATGGGCTAATGTTGCTAACGGTGATGAGGTATCTTATGATAGTATCGCTAAGATTGTAAGAGGTGAGGTAACTGAAGTTAAAGCTTTGGTTAAATTACTAGAAGGCAATCAGGTTAGATTATTGGTTGGTGTAAAAGATGGCAAGTATCAAACTGTTTATACAAAAGTATTTGGTCGTGTAAAACCACAGCGTGATGATCTATTTGCTAAGAAGCTTAATGATGACTATGGTGCATTCAATGCAGAGTTTAACACCTCTCTTGAGTGGGGCGTATTCTCACCAAAGCTAGCAGTAGTAACTCCAGATGAGGAAGACGCTACTGTTTCTGAAGATGATGATTGGGTCTAATGACAAGTTAGTCATCGTAATTAATGGGGAGTGAAGTGATTAGTAGCTCCCCATTTTTTATTACATTTGTACGCCTATGATTAAGAGTAGAAACAGTGAGGATCATTTATCAAGAGATATGATACTTTCTAGGATTAGAGATATAGATATATTTACATACTATTGTCCTAATTTTAAAGAAATTGGTGTCAAGTTTTGCAGTCCTTTACGTGAAGACAGTCATCCTTCTGTAACTATAACAATGTATAATAATAGACTGTTGTACAAAGATTATGGTTACCCAGATCACAGCTTTGATTGTTTCAGCTTTGTTATGCATATGTATAATTGTAAGTTTTATGAAGCGCTTTGTGTTATTGACAATGACTTTGGATTGAATCTTGCATTTAATAAATTGCATAGAGATTTTACTAGAGGATACCTAGGATCTATGAGTACAAAGTCTGTGTATAACAAGCCTGTAGTTGTAATTCAGAAGAAATCTAGGCCTTGGAGTAAAAAAGATGCAGATTTTTGGTCTCAGTACTTGATTAGTAAGAAAACTTTGATTAAGTTTGCAGTTAGCCCTATCTCTCACTATTGGATTAATGATAATAGATTTACTTGTAACCTTAGCTATGCATATAAACTAGGTGGTAAATATAAAATCTATTCTCCTTATGATGAAGTAAAGTGGATGAGCAATACTAACTCTAAACAAATTCAAGGATATGATCAATTACCTAAAAAAGCAGATCTCTGTATTATCACATCATCTCTCAAAGATGTTATGTGCCTTTTCGAGATGGGTATCCCAGCAATCGCCATGCAATCAGAAATGCAATTGCCACTGTGCAACACAGTCGATACACTAAAAGAAAGGTTTAAACAAGTCGCAGTATTTTATGATAACGATTTTACTAATCCAAGCAATCCTGGCCAAACCATGGCTAAAAAGATATGTAAGGAATATTATCCCATGAGTAATATACTCATACCGGATGACTATGGTGTAAAAGATTTATCAGATTATATTGCTAAATTCAAGAGAACAGAAGGATTAAAAACATTGATAGACATACAATTATAGTGAAACGAAGAACGCGTAAACCAAAAAATAAGAAGGTAAGAAATGCAACTAGTAAAGTATATAAGGGAATAAAGTTTAGGTCTAAGCTTGAACTATTTACTTATATGAAACTAGAAGATGCAGGTATAAAATCTTTATACGAAAAGAATAAGTATATACTACAACAAGGATTTAGGTATGAGGCTGAATGTTATGAGCCGCATAAAACAAAAGGATATGTAGATAATACAGCTAAAGTTAGAGATATAACTTATACACCCGACTTTGTTGACCCTAATGGTAAATGGATTATAGAGGTTAAGGGTTACGCTAATGACGTTTTTCCCATCAAATGGAAAATGTTTAAAAACTATTTGATGCAACTGGAAGATCCACCAGTATTATACCTGCCCAAGAATCAAGGACAGGTACTACAAACAATAGAATTAATTAAAACTTTAGGGAGCAAATAGCTCCCTTTTTTATTTTACAATTATGAGTATAAAAACAATTGACAAACAGATCAAAGGATCTGAAGGCCTTGCTAAGAAGATTAACAAGGGCGCAGAAAAAATGGTCTTTGACATTTTGCAGTCTACACAGTACTCTACACCTATCCCGTCTACCGTACGTGAGTTGGCTACCAATGGTGCCGACGCTCAGCGTGAGAAAGAGATAGCTATAGAGATACTAACTGGTAAAGCAAAAGCTGAAGACTATTATATTGAACGCCACGGCGAACAATATAACGATAGTAACTTTGATATAAGTTATTATAATCTAGATCATCTAGATACAGAGAACAATACCGTACTAATTACATACAAAGAGAATGAAGGAACAGGATACTGCGATGTAATTACTATACATGACTATGGTGTTGGTATTGGTGAACGTCGTTTGGAAGGTGTGCTTGAGCTTGGTTATTCAACTAAGCGTAACACAGCTGAGAACTTCGGTGCATTTGGTCTTGGTGCCAAGGTTGCATTGT